GAAGAAGTCTCCGTTGGAGAATGAGATATCGACAGCTGCTCGATACATGATGAAGTCACCGACGATCAAGTTGCTTCCGCTCGTGTCGATCTTCAGAACTTTCGTCGTCCTGTTGAAGTCGTAGTGCGGAGTAGGACGCCAGATCTCTTCCCATTCAGACACTTCACGATTGTACAGATAGACGTCAACTTTGTTCGAAGTCTCCACGTTCTGGAGAAGATTTCGATTGAGGATCGAGAAGATCGAAGAACCGATCATGTTGACATCTCTGAACATGTTCGGCTTCATGTTGAGGATCTTGTCAACACCGACAACGAACTCAGGAACAGTGATGAACTTGTTCGAAGCGATAGCCGGAGTGATTTCCTGCTTGATCCAAGCACGTTCGGTAGCATCAAAGTGATAATCGAGAAACTTTCGAACAGCCTCCTTAACGCGAAGACGAGCTTGCATCTGTGTGATGTTGATCTTGAACATAGGTTCGCCGATCCTCATCTTGCAGTGCTCTATGAGCTCGTCTCTGTTCTGTGGATTTTCGAGTGACATCAGATCGTCCTTGATACAGACAGCCATACATTCAGTGGGTTAAACGTCCTGGACAGCTTGTAGACGTACACGACAGCGTACACGTCATTGAATTTGAATTCAGCTAGAAGATCTCTCGTGATCGTCACACGGATCTTGCCAATTTCCACGTCGAGGATCTCGACTTTGCACGTCCTATTGATGTCGTCAACGAACGGGCACAAGATTGCACCAGTGAGAGACGCATTCGTAAGATCGAGGTTCAGATCGAACTCTTCTACGAAATCTTCAAAACGGGAAACTGTGCGAGCGAGCTTCATTAGATATTCCTCAGTGAACTATCATATTTTACGAGAGCGCTGAGTAAGCTTCTTTTGCGAAACCGCTTGGCCAGTAGTAGCCGATGAGCTGGTCAGTAGAGTAGCCTGATTCTTTCACCTTGTTCGACTGGTTTCCGCCGAGACAGACGAGACGACCTCCTTGAACTCTGACGAGAAAACTCACGTGACCGTGTTCAGGATTAGGAGGCCTCTTGAAAACGCAGATGCATCCGTGGAGAGGCTGATCGAGCTTCTCTACGCATCCAGCTCGAGACCACGATCGTGCAGTTCCGTTAGCTCCAGAGATCGACTGACCTGACTGTTTGAGACACCATGCAATGAAAGCTGAACACCAAGAGGTCTCGTCTCCTGAGTTGATGCCGACGGTCTTCAGGTACTTCAAGATCTCTGGATTGTGTTGAGCTCCGACGAACTCGTAGACTCCAGTCTGTGACTTAGCGATAGATAGCCACGGAGGCTCTGACGAATTGAATTGCACGTTACCTGGTGTCCCTTGATGACTGTCTTGGATGCCGTGTTCAGTCACAGCTCCAGAAGATGACGAGTCAGAATTGCTTCCGACGATACCTTCGATCTGTCCGAGTGATCCGAGAACCACAGGAACTTGCATGTCATTTCCATCCAGGAAAGACACGAGAACCATCGAGCCTTCCATCATTCCAGTAGGACTGTCTCCGACTCCAGAAAGAGCAGCTGATGAGATGCCTTGGATTGGAAGTGCCCACGGAAGAGCTTCAGTCGGTATCAGAGTCTTGTCGTCAGTGTGAACACCGAAGATCCGAACACGGAGGCGTCCTCTTTGCTGAGGATCATTTCTGTCTTCTACGACTCCGACTCGCCATTTGACGTTTTCTCCAAATGACGACGGAATGATTCCTCTCACTTGATCACCTCTATCTGTTTGCTGACTGAGTCAGAGAAAAGTCTCACAGTCGCGTAGTAGTGTCGATCAGCAGCGAACTCGTGCTTTATCGATTCGATTATGTACTTTCCGCTGTAGTACTCGTCGAACATCTGTTTCGTCTGTCGAGAGATGTTTCTGAATGCTGGAATGTTGATCTCGTATTTCTGTCCGATGCGAAGTCCGAAGTGTCCAGGAAGAACACCTTCGACTACGAGCTGTTCAGTCTGTTGCCATTTCGATACGTGGAGATGAACGTAGTCGTTGATCTTCGCTGTCGGATCCATGTCTGAGAACAGACCGTCATGAGAAGCGAGAGACCTCCAGTGAGACGGTTCATCGTATCCGAGCATTCCTTCTCTAACGAAAGGAAATCCGTTGAGATGCTTCGACTCAGGAAATTCGTGCAGGTAGTTGAATTCGTTCGACTCGAGAGTTCTTGCGAAGAGATTGACCTGAGTGACCTCGTTGCTGTACATCCCGTTCATCAGATTTTCGATGTAGTCAGTCGTCTTTATCACTCTGAAGTCTTCGAAGGCGAGAAGATGTGATGGCATACGTGGATCAGACTGGAGAGTCGGAATTCCGTTCTCGACAGTCGGACGACCAGACTTGATTACCATCTCGCCTTTTGTCTTGTTCGATGCTTCGTCATAGAAGAAATCGAGAGGTGCCAACGTGAGCTTCTGGTTTCGTTCTTGGAAGATCACGTACGGAGAGTACGAATGGTCCTCTCTAGCAGAGACTGAACGAGATGCGATCCACTTCAGAGCGTGAGCTGGTCTCCAGTTCGGAATGATGCAGCTGAGTTGATTGCTCGTCGAAGAGTAGTCGAGAGTGAGACTGTCTCCAGGAGTCGTGAGGTAGTTGTCGATGATGTCTTTTGCAATGTCCTCAGACTTCGTCTTCTGGTAGGCCTTGCTGATCTTCCTCATAGCAGAGAGGATACCAATGCCTGTGACGAAGTGGATCCTGTACGAAAGAGATCCGAGTGAGATAGGAGCTCGATCAGAAACCTTCGTGACGTAGAAGACGAAGTCCTCGATGTCGTTGAAGCAGTCTCTGATCGTGAATTCGATCTTCTCACCGCCGATGATAGGCAGGAAGCTCGGTACGTTCGCAGTATCGACACAGACGATCTCACCTGTGACGTACGGAAGCATCTTGTCTTCGAAGATCACGATCGACACGACTTTGTCGATGAATTCTTTTCCTGCTATCTTGCAACTCTTATATTCGTAGTCTCCAGGCGAGGTCATCTTGCGAGTCGTGACTAGCGGAGTGTTTTCGTATGAGGAGATCTCTGACATGCATTATTTTACATCCTGCAGATCCACAGAAGACGGGTGAGTTCTTTCTGTGGACCGGATTAGGATACTATTATGGCCGGATAGAAGGTTCTCCACCCGGCCACTGAGAATTTGTTAAGCTGCTAGTTGTTTATTCTGTCTCTTCGCTTCGCGACGCAGAAGAACCAAGATCTGTTGCTCGCACTCTTCTTCTGTAACAAGTCCGTGCGGCATACCAGATAGATCGTATCGCCGAATGTATTTGAGGAAAGATCGCTTGTAAGCGTTTCGATTCGTCCAGAGAAATAGCGCTCTGCTGATCACATTCGGATCGATGTCACGATGAAGACGTACGAGATCTTCGAAGATCCCGATCTTCAACGGAACGACTTTCTCTGCAGTCCAGGCGAACGCATCTCGATAGTGCCACTTGAAGAACTCGATCAGAGCCATCGCGTGTTCGAATTCAGTCTTCTTCTTCGCGTTTTTCTCTTCTTTCCTTCTGGCTAGTTCTCGTTCAGAGATCGATTTGACCTTCTCCCTGAGAGAATTAAGCCTGTCGATTTTCTTCGTCGGATTTCCAGACTCAGGACATACGAGAGCTGTTTCGAGAATTCCAGCGTGCTTCTCGACAAGATGAGCGAGAGACTTGATAGACTGCAATTCGTCATGAGTAATCATGCTACTTCTCCGTGTTTGTTTGACATGTTTAGAGTATCAAACGTTCACGGAGAAGTAAACTCATCTTTCGTCAACCCAGCAAAGAATTTCACCACGAAACGGATTGACAGCTGTCATCGAGGAGTCTACAGCGTACTCGACATCGAACCGTTCACACGTCCTCTTCGCTAGCCATGCGACGAACACGTACGGAAGCAACTTTATCCACCAACTGAACATCAACCTATCCCTGCTTTGAACTTCTCTGCTTCGAGCAGAGTCTTGAGCTTCCAATGGCGCTCGTTGATCTGATGGATGATCTCGTTGAGGATCTTCTCCATCTCTTTGAGACACTCGATCTGATAACGGAAGTACTTCAGCTCGGTGTCAGCCTTCATCCACATCGGCAACTCGCCTTTGTTGATGTTGAAGTTCTGCGGGTTCTTCTTGTAATCCTCAGCAGATCCGCGACCTGTGTAGTAGAGGTTCTTCTTGAACTCGAGATCTTCGTATTCTGTGTTCACGTCACGCATTTTCATCCGAGTGCGCAACAGTCGAACGTAGTACTTGTTGTGGAGAATCGGTCCACGCTTGATCTCAGCTGCTACGTCTGACGGAAACAGCGAGTCTACTTCCCACTCAGCGACGAGAGCTTCTACCTGGACCTGGAATTTCGATTTCTTTTCTTCTGTCATGTTGCCTTGTTACAGTTTGAGTCCGACGATGTTGACGGCGTCTTGACCTCTGTACTGGTCTACTTCCATGTTCTGGAAAAGCAGAGTAGCAGTACATGTAGCTGGTTCAGAACTACCTGTGTCAAGATCGAGGCCGTCTAAACCCTGTATAAATCCTCCGGTGAACCTGAAAGAAACTGAAGATTTCTGATGATTGTCGAAGATGTTGATCGTGAAGTCTTCGAGAACTGTCGACAAGAGCTCAGTCTCGTCGTAGTAGCGACAGCGTACCAACCACTTCAAGCATTCGAAGTAGTTCGTCATGTCTTCGTCTACGATGAACGTGACGACGACTGGATCCGGACGAAACTTCATACCAGGAATGTTAAACTGCTGGTTCGGAAAATCAACACCAGTCTCGAGAAACGAGAAGCCAGGAAGTCTTAGGCGCTTCGTCTTGAAACTCACCTTCGCAAGACTGTTGATGACGAGTTGGTGTGTGTTTCCGTTAAGATTGTTCAGTTCGACGTTAGACTGACTCATGCTTTCCTCCGTTGTCTTTTCCAGAAGAAGGCGTGTACTTCAGGATATCTTCTTCGAATGCCATTTCGAACATGCCGGCAACGTCTTTCTTTGCACGATCCCAGTCTTCGTATGAATGAGCCATCAGGTTCAATGCACACTCGACGAACTTCCGAGACTGACGCTCCATGTAATCTGTTCGTTCTTCGTCTTCTTCGACGAGCATCTCGAACTCTTCTTCATCGAGGATTGCTCCGTCGAGTTCGTTCTGACTGACAAGCTTCTCGTACGCGAAACGAGACTTGAGACTGCTGAGAGACCTCTTCGATTTCTCAGCAATCTCCTGTTTTGCATTTCTGCTGTTCCATCGAGCTCCGAACATCATTCCGAAACCGAAAATCGAGAAGTAGAGAACTATTGCAGCTGGGATGTAGAAGACGATGGAAGACATGTTACCTCACGTGAATTTCTTCAGAAGAAGGAATCCGAACCGAAGTTCGAACTCCTCTTTTTCTGTAAGCTTGCTGAGCTTAAGCTTCCGGAGCAACCTTCGGACGACGACCGCCGCGTCGTTTCTTAGGCTGTTCAGGTGTACCTTCAGCAGGAACGGTAGAAACGTCAGGAGGAGTTTCATCCTCTCCGTCTTCGAGAGGCTGGAGGCTTTCTCCGAGTCCGTCGAGGAAGTCAGCAGGTGCTGCATTCTTCTTTTTCTCGACAACAAGCTTTTCAGGTACGTTAACGAGATACTCTTCCCGAAAGATGTACGCACCGACTTGTCCTTCGACGGTGAGCCTCCGATCTCCTGCATACTTCCGGACGAGGTCCAGATCGAGGTCCAGAGTGCCTTCAGTCGCAGCATAGACGATTTCAGCATCGTCTTTGTCCATACGATTCGTGAACCGAATGTAGAGTTCTTCCTTCTTCATTCGAGAGATATCGCTACGGAAGAGATACTCGACGAACTTCGAGAGGTACTTTTCGAGAGACACTGAAGCATGATCGTCTCTTTTGATCAACGCATCCGAAGGCTTTCCTTTGACTCCAGCGTGCTTCGAACCTTCGAAGTTCAGCCAGATGAGGATATCCGTCGGATAGTTTGCTTGTGCGTCCTTGCTTCCTGCAAGGAATTTTCGTAGTTGTGACATTATGACTCCTTCAGAGTTGTTTGTCTATTTTTGTCAGAACACGTCAATCGTTCTTTCGAGGACTTCTCGACGAGGAACGAAATCAGCGAGGCGAGAGATGTACTGAGGACACCTGAGTTTCGTGATCAGATCGACGAGATCTCGTTTCGGAGGATCCACGTTGAACTGATCGATCACGAGTTCACGAAGTGACGTAGGTATCTGCGTGAGATCGATGAGACGCTTGTTTCGCTTGTAGTTGCGAAGAACTTCTTCTGAGAAGATGCCAGAGAACTTCATCGAGAGGATTTCGGCTTCAGGATCTCCGGAGTCTACAATGCGATCAACGACAGGCTGACGGAGCTGACGCTGACGTTTATTCGGATCCATGAACGTATCATCATCCGAAAGAATGTTCGGAACTCCGTCACCAGAATCACCACGGACGACGAGAGTGTGCCAGAAGGTTTTGCCATTGTCCACCATCATCTTCTTGATCGGATTGTAGCATTTCACGTTCGGAAACCGAGTGAGCTGTGCGATGTCCTTATCCGCGGAGATCACGAGATGCTTGCCAGGAGTCATTGCGACAGCTGCGAGGAGATCATCGCCTTCTGCTCCACGAACACGAAGGCACTTGTACGGACCAGCTGTCGAGATCACGTCCCAGAATGCATGGATGTTCTCGTAGATCTCGTGCATCGGACTTTCGACGTTGTTGTCGACGTCTCGGATACGAGCGAGTTTCCGCTGACCTTTGTAGTGAGGAAAGATCTTGTTACGCCACGAATTCGAGTCATTGCAGAGAACGAGCTCTCCGAATTCCTGACGCCATTCGGAATTGTAGAAACGAAGTTTGCCGAGAAGAATGCCATTCGCAGTTTGAGCGATGTTCTCT